TACCTACATGGCGATTGATCTTTCATTCAATCGTGAACTTGCTTGCCTAGTCACTATCCAAGAAAGGCCAGAGGGCTTGGCTGTGTTCTTACATGAATGGCAAAAGGATGGCGGTATCAATGATCTAGAATTAACTGGAGAAATTGCTAAACTCACACGCAGATACAATCCTAGAAAATTTGCCTATGATCCAAATACTGCTGGATACATTGCGCCAAGGCTGGCACAAGCTGGGGTGGCTACCGAAGCAACACCATGGGCATCTGCCGGGTTTGCAATTATGTGTGATCAGACATTGAATGCCATGCAACAGGGATTGTTTATACATCCCGGACAGCCCACACTTCACCAGCATTTAGTTGCATGTGCTAGACGACCAGCAAGTGATGGCGGATGGCGGATAAACCGTAGAGCTGCACAAGTACCGATCACATCCGCTATTGCTTTAGTAATGGCGGCTGGACACGCAACAGCGCCACAAACACTGCCAGTTATCATGGCTGGATAGGTTAAGATGTAGGCATGATTGAACCGGGTATTGATGACTTGACCCTTTATCAGGGCGCAACTTTTGAAAAGACATGGACTGTCAAAACCAATGGCACTGCCGTTAACTGGACAGGTTACACTGGCGTATTTGAGGTAAAGACAATACCAGATGACACTGTGCTATTTACGATCACTCCGACATTGGGTGGGGCTGCAGGTACAGTAGCAGTAACAATTACAGCTGCATCTACAACATCTACCCCAAGTGGTCCATACAACTACAACCTAAAACTAACCAGCGGTACTTATGTAACTTGGTTACTTCGTGGCACACTAACTGTCATTGGGGAAACGAGCGTAGCTTGAGTACCACAATCGAGGTAACTGACACAGTTACAACTGTTGTTCAAGTTAACGACAGCACAGCAACTATTGAAACCACTGATGTAGTTACTGAAATTTCATCACAAGTAACTGGCATCCAAGGTGCAGCCGGCACAAACGGAACTAATGGCACAACTGGTGCTACAGGAGCTACTGGACCTACTGGTGCTACAGGAGCTACTGGACCTACAGGTTTGACAGGACCTACTGGTGCTACTGGTGCAACTGGTGCTACTGGTCCAACGGGTGCTACTGGTCCAACGGGTGCTACTGGTGCTACGGGCGCAAATGGTCAAGGTGTCCCAGTCGGTGGCACAACTGGTCAGGTACTTTCTAAAATAGACGGCACTAATTACAACACACAATGGATTAACCAAAACTCTGATGCGTTTATGGTTACAACTCCAAGTGGTTTTTATTTATCGGCTAATTTTCTTAGCAAAACGCCAGCTACTACTGCTTCTACTGCAGGCCTTGCAACTTATGTACCGATTTTTTTAAGAAATGCAACTACCTTTGACAGAATTTCAATCAGAACTCCATCCACTTTTGCCGGTTCTGCCGTAGTTAGACTAGGTATCTATTCTGATACAAACGGCAAACCAGATGCTCTAGTGTTAGATGCTGGCACAGTTGCGCCGACAGCAATAAACACAACTTATGAAATAACTATAAGTCAGACATTAAACGCTGGCATTTATTATTTATGTTTTGTTCCTCAGACAATAGCAACTACAAATAATTACGCAGGCGGCAGCTCCGCTCTTTACAATATGCCAACTCCACCGGGTGCTTCGTTATCAACAAGATGGGAACAAACTGGTGTCACTTCGACTTTATCAAATGCATCAGGTGTGACACTTGGAACATCCACCCCACCAATGGTATTTTTAAGGGTTGCGTAATGGGTCAAATAATTACTTATGGAATTGGTGGCTATGATCCATCAAAACCAAATGACAACATAATCGAAGTACAAGAGATTGCAGATTCCGTAGAGTAGTATCTGCGTAGATACGTTATCTTGGCAGAGTATCAAGTCCGGGCTAGTAACTCCTATCGCTAGCCCGGGCGCTAAGACACGCAATGTCAATGCGGTAAATTTGAGTATTTATGAGATAATGCAAACATGGGATTTATTGATTTCTTACTGGGTACTGATCCAGCAAAATCACAAGTACAAGCCAAGGCAGCTGTAGCAATTCCCTATTATCAAGATTATTTTTCAGCCTTTAACACATTTCGCATAGGTCGAGCAGAAGCTATGCAAGTACCAGCTGTGGCAAGAGCCAGAAACATTATCTGTGGCACTATCGGCACACTTGGCCTAAATGCTTACAATGACGTGACTTATGCCAAAATTGAGGGCCGATCATTACTTAAGCAACCTGATCCAGCACTGCCACTATGTACAACAATTACATGGACTTGCGAGGATATCCTTTTTCATGGTCATGCTTTTTGGTTTGTATTAGAAGTATCCCCAGAGGATGGTAGACCAACAAAAGCGCGCCGCATAGATCCAATTCGGGTTACATTTACAACCGACTTAAATACTCAAGAAATTGTGAACGGATTTTATTTAGATGGTAATTTATGCCCACCTATGGGTGTTGGCTCACTAATTATGTTTAGTGGTATGGATGAGGGCATTCTTAACCGAGGTGGCCGTACCATTTCTACAGCTTTGAAGTTAGAGGAAGCCGTACAACGTATGGCAAGTGAACCTAATCCAACAATGGTCATTAAGAATACTGGCGTTGATCTACCTGCCGAGCAAGTATCAAGCCTATTAGCATCATGGAAACAATCACGCGCAACGCGATCTACTGCCTACCTATCTGGCCCACTGGATGTACAGACCTTTGGTTATGATGCGCAACAGATGGAATTATCATCATCACGCCTAAACACTGCATCTGAAATTGCCAGACTATGCAACATACCGGCATGGTATCTAAACGCAGAATCAGCCAGCGCAACTTACTCAAATGTAAGTGCTGAAAGACGATCCCTTGTTGATTTTTCATTATCGCCAATCATGCATGCGATAGAGGAAAGATTATCAATGAATGACTTAACCCCAAGAGGGCAAGAAGTAAGATTTGATTTAGATGATTACCTACGCGGAAATCCACTAGAGGAAATACAAGTATTAACAGCCATGCTTGATGCTGGACTAATCAGCATTGATGAAGCTAGAGCCGAAATGGATCTAGCACCGAGAGGAAACCCAAGTAATGCAGCTTAACTTTGAAGGCCAGATTCTGGCTACAGACACAGTAACTCGAACCATCGAGGGATTAGTCGTGCCTTTTGGCAAGGTAGGCAATACATCCGCTGGCCCGGTCCGTTTTGAGTTTGGCGCGTTTGGTGAAGTTGACCCAAGCAAAATTGTGCTTAACAAAGAACATTCCCGCACTGATCCATTAGGTCGTGGCGTAGTTGGATCTGAAAAGGTCAGCCCGGCTGGTATCTCAATGGCGTTTAAGATTGCTGGCACTAATGCTGGCAACGATGCCTTAATTGAAGCTGCCGATGGCTTGCGCCCGGCATTTAGCATCGAAGCAAGTGTCAACGAATACACAATAGAAATAGGAGCGATGGTCGTGAGCCGTGCAAAACTAGAAGCCGTAGCACACGTAACTAATCCAGCATTTAAGGATGCACAGATTTCTCAGGTCGCAGCTTGCGATCCTGAGCCAGAAACCACCGAGGCTGAAACCCCAGCTGAGGAACAACCACAGGAGAACACAGTGGACGAAGTAACAACACCAGTTGCAGATGAGGTCACAGCAACCGCTGTTGTAACCGCAGCTGCTCCAGTGGCCTACGTAAAGCCTCGTAGCCCAATCAATTCCCAAGCTTCATACTTGGAACACAGCATCAAGGCAAAAATGGGCAACCATGACAGCGCCCAGTACGTAATGGCAGCCGATGATGATTTCAGCACCAACCCTGCATTTAAGCCAACACAGTATTCATCACAGGTAGTTGATACCTTGATCGGATCTCGCCCGGCTATTGATGCAATTGGTACACGCGCACTTCCAAATGCAGGCATGACTATTGCTCATCCAAAAATCACAACTGCAGGCACTGTGGCATCCACAGCTGAAGGTGCTGCTCCATCAGAAACCGGTATTGTCAGCTCGTATGTCAATCTAACTGTTAACAAGTATGCTGGCTTACAGCGTTACTCGGTTGAACTAATCGAGCGTAGCGACCCATCATTCTTTCAAGCGATGATCGACAACATGACTCGCGCCTATAACAAGGCAACTGATGCAGCTGTAATTGCAGCCCTAACATCAGGCGGAACACAGGCATCAACAACTGCTGCATCATCTGATGGCATTATTTCCTATGTATCAACTGAAGCCCCAGCCGCTTACCTAGCGACTGGCGAACTTGCAACTGCATACATCGCTGGTACTTCCCAGTGGTCATTGTTGCTTGGTGCTAAGGATTCAAGTGGCCGACCAATCTACAACGCATACAACCCACAAAACGCAGCTGGTGTATCGTCACCAACTTCACTTCGTGGCAACGTGCTTGGTCTTGACCTTTACGTTGATGCAAACGCTGTATCAACAACGATTGATGAATCAGCATTTATTGTTGTTCCATCATCCGTTGCAATCTACGAAAGCCCAGTGCTTCGCATGTCCACAAATGTGGTCACATCTGGCGAAATCGAAACAGCAATCTACGGCTACATGGCCGCAGGCGTTTTGGTTGCTGGTGGCGTACGCCGCTTTAACTTGACCTAAGGTCTAGTTATTTAGAAGTGTGGGGGATGCGGCCCTGTGTCCCCCACACACTTCATTAGATAAGGATTTAAAATGGCACTAATTACACTAAGCGAGCTAAAAGCCGTACTTGGTATTGGTGACATCTACGCAGATGCCCTTGTACAAGAATGTGCAGATGCAGCAGAAAACATAATCCTGTCAATGCTTACTAAGAACCAATGGGGCGTAGTTGCCCATGAGCGTACAAGTTTAGTAAACACAATTACTACTGATCGCCCACATGACTGCTATGTAGGACAAACAGTAACTATTGCTAACAGTGGCACAAACTTTAATGGATCTAAAACCCTTACTGCCGTTACTGACTACACAATGTCATTTGCTGGCACTGGGGCAGATTACCCGACTCATGGTGTACGGCCTTATGGAACAGTAAGCGCCACATCGTACATCGACTATGACACAATTCCAGAAGTCAAAGAAGCGGCTATGGCTATTGCATCCGACATCTGGATTACCCGTACAGGGACACTAGGACAGTCAGGTGTGGATTTTCAAAGCCCTGCACCATACAGATTAGGGCGATCCCTATTTACGCGAGTATCGGGCTTACTGGGGCGTTGGATTGATACCAACTCAATGGTGGGTTAATGGCTAATTTAGTAACCCAACGGAATGAACTGGCAGCATCTTTAGCAGCTGCCGGGCGCGTGGTCATGTCTTACCCTAAAGAAAACATCACACCACCAGCATTAGTGCTTGTGCCGGGATCACCATACCTAGAACCACAGGTCATTGGTGGTGCAAATAAGCGCGTAAACATGCGCTTTGATTTAACTGCAATAGTAAATGCAGCCGACAATCAGGCAGCATTAGCAAACTTAGAAGCCTTAATGTTGGCAACTTTTACATCATTACCAGCCAATGTCACAGTTGGCTCATGGTCACAACCCACAGTTACACAGGTCGGAAACGCCGACATGTTAATAAGTCAAGTCAGCATAGAGCTGGCGACCTCGACAGAATAAGGAAAAATCATGGCAACAACAGTAACCACTGGCCGGTCGCTCACTTTGACGATTGGCGGAAAGACTTACGCAGATCAGACTTCAACAGTCACACTTAGTATGGATAACAACCAGCAGGTATTAGAAACACTTGCAGCGCGTTACTACAAAACCGTAGATTACTCAGGCACTCTCAATGTTGAAATGTATGCAGACTGGGGTGTAACCGCTGGCCTTTGCGCACAGCTTTGGGATGCAGCCAAATCTGCCCCAGACACATCACTAGCATTTACTTTTGTTGCTGGCGGATCACCATACAGCACAATTTCTGGCAAAGTATTTCCAGCATTTCCACCACAAGGTGGCGCGGCTACAGATGTATTATCCACATCAGTAACTCTCGTCATTGACACATCAGCTGCGATCACACGCTCTTAATGAATAGAACAGGGCAACCATTATGAAATACCAGATAACTACCCAACAGGGCGATAACTACATAGTGAGTGATGATCCAGCATGGCTGTGGATTCTCTTAGAGCGCGACTTAGGTTACACACTTACCCAAGCGCAGGAAAAGATGGCCACAGGCAGTCTTGATGTCATAACCTACATTCTGTATTTAGCAGCTGTAGCAGATGAAAAGACAGACTATAAGACACACCAAGGCTGGGTGCAGAATGAGTTTGATACTTTCGAGGTGGTACAGGATGACCCAAAAGACATCCCACTGGAAGCATCAACCGACATCTAATTGCACTGGCGGTTAATACCGGTATTGCATTAGGTGACTTGAAGCAATGGTCGCTCACAGATATTGAAACAGCTTACGAGCTGATAGCAGAAAGGAATGGACACAATGGCTGATACAACAAGAATCACTATTAAACCAGACCTTGGGGACTATCGGGGTTTATTAAAAGCAATAAGTGCAATGGATAAAGACGCACAAATGCAACTTAAAAATGACGTTTCTTTAATAAGTGCTTGGACTGCAGGGGCTATTAAAACATCCGCTTATGTAGGTGCAAGATTTCCTGCTCAAGCCGCTATTGTGGCTGCTACAATTCGCCCAGCGAAAGATCGCGTACCTACTATTTACATTGGTGGTAGTAAAGGCCGCGCATCTGGTGGCGCAAATGCTGGACAATTATTGTATGGGAATGAATTTGGCGCAGATACAAACATCAAAGGTTCAGCCGGCTCATTTCCAAATGGTGGTTATAAATTTCCACAAAGATCACCGCGTGAGGGTAAGGGTAATGCAGGTTATTGGATTTTTCCAACTCTTAAAGTTGCTCAACCTGAAATTAGAAAACGCTGGTTAGATGCTGTTAATAAAGTCATGGACAACTGGGCAAGGACTTCATAATGGCTGATACACGCACACTTAAATTAGCATTACTTGCAGATGTAAAGAAATTTATTTCTGGCATGGATGATGCCGACAAAAGCACCAAAGGTTTAAACGACAAAATAGGCAAATACTCAAAGCGCATGGCTGCATCCTTTGCAGTTGTTGGCGCAGCTGCCGGGGCAATG